TGGGCGCTTTGGATGTCGAAGGGGTCGAAGTCGGTCATTTGTGTTAACGCTTTGTTTTCGGTTTACTCTTTCCAGCCTTGGACAAAGCAATCGCCACCGCCTGCTTTTGCGGTTTGCCCGCCGCCATTTCGGTGCGGATGTTAGCGCTTACCGTCGCCTTGGATGAGCCGCGCTTAAGAGGCATTGTCGCCGTCCCCCATGCGCAAAAGCTGAAGCTTAGCCCGCTCCAACAGCCACACCACTTCCGCGCCGTTGGCTTCGGACGATGCGAAGTACTCTTCGCCATCATGCGTGTAGCCAATGATGACCACATCGCTCAGCTTGCCAAGGGCGGCTTCCAGCACGCGCTCTGGGTTAAGCGATAGGCGGGTGACAATGGGGGCGTCGATGACGTTGGTCATTATTCCGGTTCATCCTTAGCTTAAGCTGATGGTCTTGCTCGATGAGCCGCGTTTAAAGGGCATGGTCTTTCCTTACTTTGCCACCCAGCCTGTGTTTCCACTGCCGCTTTCTTTGACGTAAAGCGTCGTGCCTGCGCCGCCATTTGTGCGCGTAAACAAAGAGCCGACTGGCGCGGCCACGGCCCCTTCAGGCGAGCCCGCGCCAGAAGTCCAAATTGGCGACCCGTCGCCGGGGCGAAAATTAGTTGAGTAAGTGCTTGCCCACACATTGCCGGACGAACCAATGTCGTAACTGTTATTTGCCCCAGGCCGTAGCTCACCGTTCTGCCGTATCTGACACAGAACAGTGTCCGAAGAGTTGAAAAAGCTTATATTCCCGACGCCAGTAGCTTGGGCGCCAATAGACCACTGCTTAGCCCCGGAAGAATAAAAGCTATACAGGCCATAAGCGGTCCCGGTATCAATCCGAAATTCAGGAACCCCTCCTGTTTCCGTACTTGCTTTGACAACAATGTCCGATGCAGGCGAATAAAAATCGCCTGCGACTGTTGGTGCGCGATTTGTGCCAACCGCTTTTACTTGCGCGCCCGTTCGCGGGTCCGTGAGCAACGATAAGGCCCCGGTGGGCGACACATTGACCACACCAGTTTCAACGGTTGCGCTTGTTATCGTTGCAGTGTTTGTTCCGTTCGAAAGCGTGCCGCTAATCACGCCGCTGCCGCCCGTGCGTTTTACCCCCACGCGGTTAGGTGAGGTTGCAACAAATGTCACTGTGCCTGCTGACATATTGGTTGCAGTGACAGCTTGACCAACCGCAAATCCTGTTACCGACGAAACGGCCAATTCGTGTGTCGTAATAGGAAAAAATAAAGCACCGTGGAACTCAAGTCTATCGTTTACATTTGTAACTGCGCGCGTACAAGCTTCTACAATCGTCCCAAAAAACATATTGTCAGACGCGGCAAACGTCGCGGAATTGTACGCAATGTAAATGGCGGTCGGCGGGTTTTGAGGGCTAACTCCGTACTGCAAACCTTCAAACGAACACGCAATAAATTTGTTCGTGTCCCCTGCCTCTATATAAACGCCTACGTTACCAATAGAGTTTCCGCCAAACCGCATGGAGATGAACGTATTGCGATTTGGGCCGCTGCCCGGTTGAGTTGGCGGCTCTTTTAGCCACAGACCAATGCGGCAATTAAAGAACACCATATTTCTAAACGTATTGTAATAACAATACGAGTCAGCGCCACTTACGGTCGGCCCCGGACGGAGAACGGCGCCTTCATCAAAGTTGTTGACGTAAAGCTCATTAAAGCTGTTGAAGCTTGTATCTGATCTGGTAGATGTTTGTACTTCATCTTGGGGCGCAAGCCGGATTGCGCTTGTAGATGCGTGCGCCGCTTCATTGAACAGCGTCATATTAGACACGCTGTTATACATACCAGTGATGCGGATAAGCGTAGTTGACGCGCCGCCTGGGACAAGCGTCGTGCCAATTGATGGCGCTGACGTGGCAATCGGATTAGAACCCGCATAGCCATCGCCGACGAGGTTAACGCCGCCGGGCAATGTCAAACAGGAATTACCTGTGGTGTCGAGCGGGTCTTTCACAAGGCGATATTTGCCAGGCGGAAAGTAAACCGTGCCGCCGCCCGCGGCAACCGCCGCAGCAACCGCCGCACGACATGCTGGCCCATCGTCCGTAACGCCGTCACCAACAGCGCCATATTCAGTAACGTACACATATTTTGCAATAGCGCTAAGGATTTTTACGTTTTCAAGCGCTTTGCTCATGCCGCTTCGTCCATCTGCTGGGGTTGCGCTTGCGCCGCCGCTTTGACCGCTTGCATTAGGCTGACGACGTCATCCTCCATCGCGCGGATGCCGAGGGTTTTGATCGCTGCGTCAAGCAGGCCAGCGAGCACCTGGAATTGGGCGGGGGTGAGGTCGAGGGTCATTGTTTGCCTGCCGTGATTGCTGCGTTGATCAGTGCAAGGTCATAGCCTGCCCACCAGTCATTGAGCAGCATGTGCTCTAGGTGACGGACATTGCGGTCGAGCGTGTCGAGATCATCCGCGTCCGTGGTTGGCACGAGGCTGTTGATCAGCGTGACGCTGTCCAGCATGGCGCTGTAGTGGCGTGCGATCTTTTCAGGTGTTGGGATCATGGCCAGAGTGTCCCTGCGCTGTGGTCAAAGAGGACGGCGTAGTTAGTTACGCCGCCTGCGGTCGATGAAATGATGACGTCGCCGTCATCGCCAAGCCCGGTGCCGTCAGACAACCAGACAATCATATTGCCTTCAGCGGGCTTGGCGGGGTCGCTAGTACGCTCCAGAAGGCGGATGCGGTCGTGGAAGAACCTGTCCCCAATGTTGATCTGATTGCTGCTTGTGGCGCTGTCCACGTCGATGTCGTAGCCAATTACGATATTGGTCGAGCCCGTGGTGATCGCATCCCCGGCCTGATACCCGATGCCGATATTGTTTGTCCCGGTGTTGTTGGCAGTAGTGGCGTCACCGCCACGTAAAGCCCTGTAACCCACCGCTGTGTTGTAACTTGCGTTAAACCGGCGCAGTGCGTCAAACCCAATAGCGACATTGTGCTCGCCGCCTGTGTTTTCTCTTGCGGCCTGAAAACCTATCGCTGTATTAAGCGCGCCAGTCGTAGTGCCTTGTAAAGCATCTTTTCCAACTGCTGTATTTCCGTTTGCCGTCGTGCAGTTATAAAGGGCCTCGCTTCCCACGGCTGTGCAATTTTGCGCTGTTGTAGCAACCGTCAAGGCATAAGCGCCCACGGCTGTGTTTGGCGTGCCTGTCGTTACTGCTCGCAGCGCCTGATATCCAACGCTTGTGTTTCGTATGCCCGTGAGGCTGGCGCTGTTTAACGCCTCAAAGCCAAGTGCGGTATTGCTCGCCACAGCCGTCTGGCCGCCAAGGCCGATGGTAAGGGTGTCGATGGTAGCGCGGCCCAGCGCAGTTACAGCGCCGCCTTTGCTCACCTTAAACTGACTCGTTCCCCCCACCTGCAAATCCAGCAGCAGGCTGCCCGCTGCGGAGGCGGTGTCGGTGACGTTCAAGCCTATGCCGGTGAAGGTCGTGCCGGAGGCGTTCCACGTATCGACAAGGGCATAGATTGGCATAGTGCTCATAGGTCACGCCCCACAATCGTTGAGCCATCACGGGCTACAATTACCACGCCAGTACGCGCTACAATTTCTTCGGCCACGGACCCGCCAGGGCTTGCCCGTTCCCCAATAAAGCCTCGCTTAAGCCAAAGCGCCAGAATGCTCACGGCTGCACGACCAAGGTAATGACACGCGCGCCGCCTTGGTTAACCGGCGAACCGGCTGTGCCAGAGCGAATGCGCAGGAACCGCACGCCTACCCAATCGCCAATGGCTTGCGCCAAGTAGCGAGAAGCGGCGACTGTTAACGCACGTTCAGTCGCGCCATCGTACAGGTCGTCATAGGTGACGCCATCCACGCTGGCCTGGAAGGTCAACGACGCGGCCGTCCACGACGACGGCATGTCGATCGCCACGAGCTTGCGCCCGCCAAGATCCACAGCGCCGGACAAACTGCCGCCGTTTTCGATCGTGGCTGTGAGCGTCTCAAGCGCTTGTGAAACGACGGGCGCACCCATGGCTTACTTTCCTTTGCGAGATGGCGCGGGGCGACGAGGCGTGCGCGGGGGTGTCATTCTTCCGCCTTTGCCGGCGGGCTTGGCTCCGTAGGGTTTCATTCCAGGCATGTCAGGTTCCTCCATAGCCGCTAAAAAGGTTGATGAGATCGGTAGCGGCGTTCTTCTCATCGGTCTTGACCGTGCCAAGCTTGGCGGCTGCATCGGCCTGCATCTGCGCGGCCTGCATCTGTTGAGCTTGGGCTTGGGCCTGGGCGCGTTGCTGGCGGATGATGGCCACGTTCTCGGATGCGACGATAATGTCAGGATCGACGCCAAGCATGTCGCTATAGCTGTCAGCCCACTTGTCCACGTCAATCTTGTCGATCACCTCAGGGCGCATTTGAGCCACCGCGCCAAGAGCGCCGACAAAGCGATCCACGCCATTGACGCCGATCGCCCGCTGCGCTTGGGCGAGCATGCTGACGAACTCTACGTCCAACTCCACGCCCTGCAACGCTTCAGGCGGCGGCGGAATAAGATCGGCCTGCACCATGCGGGTAAAGGTTTCGTCGATCAAGGGCTTGAGTAGCTCATTGTGCAGGCGCTCAAGCACAGGGCCTAGCATGAGAAGCTTCTCTTCGTGCCGCTCGGCCACCTCAGTCGCCGTCATGCGGCCTGGAACGGTTGAGGCCAGCATGAGGAAGAGATCGGCGTAGAACGCGCCACGGATGCGTTCGCGCACGTCTTGGATATCGAAGAGCAGATGTTGCAGGTCCAGCTGCACGTTGAACAGGGTCGATACCGCGTTCTGCGCGCCGGGCGCATCAACGTAGGTCACGCCGCCAGGCAGGTAATCCAAGTCGCGCCCCTTCATTCCAGCTGGCACCTGCAAGGGCGGCTTGGTCTGATAGTCGATGGCGTTGGCCTTGCGCAGCTGCTCGTGCTGGAGCTGCTTGATGTCGCCAAGGGCCTCCATGCCGGGGCTGTTGCCGTACACATCGCCAGGCATTTTGTGCCAGCGCGGAGCGAGGCCGGGGAAGCGATCATAGCCGCTCTCGCGCAACACCTTGTCGCCTGCATCCTCGCGCCCTGGCTCGAAGTACACGCTGCGCCATGGCTTGTTCTTACCATCGGCCTTGCGTGCATCGCGATCGCTGCGGGGCTCAATACCGTGGATGATCGGCACCCACGCATCAAGATTGCCTGAGTTGTAGAGCGCCTGCGTGGTGCGTGAGCACTGATCATACCCAAACTCGGCAACCAACTCGGCAACGGTTTTCTCAAACTCGCGGTAAATCGTGTTGACGTTTCCGCGATAATCCGTGGCCAAGGCGAACTCGCCAACGGGGCTCTGGTAGTGATGGATGAGGGCGTCATAATCATCCATGATGACAGAAGCGCTCGTGCCAAACGCGCCAAGCTCTTCGTAGCACGCATGGAGCATGAGGTAGGTGTTGCTGCGAGCGAACACGTTCAGCATGCGCCCCTGCGTCTCGGCCAGCCATGACTTGACCGGCGCATAGTCCATCAGATCTTCATCGGGCAAAGCCAAGCGAAACCATGGCCTAGCAGGCGAGGTCATGCCGCTCATCATGCCGGCTGACAGGATGCGCAGGGAGCGTGAAGCCGTGCTGTCAAAGATGGCGTTGTGCTTCTTCGTTCCCTTGTTCCGGTCGCTCTTGTAAAACCGCGTCGAGCGAGGAAGCAGATAATCCGACAGCTCGCGCCAATGGGCGATCCAGCTAGACCGCTCGGTCTGAAGCGCCGTCCAGCGGCGCAGCATGTCGGTTTTGGGGATCATGATCCAAGCAAGCTCGTGCGGCCCAACATGCCGCTGCTAGTGGGCGCGCCCATTGTGCCGGTCAGAAATGTGCCGCCAACGCCACCGCCGCTCATAACGCGATTGCGTGCGGCGAGCGCTGCGATGTTTGGCCTTTTCTGGTTCGCGCGGTTGAACTCGCGCTCGGCCTGGCTCTGTTGCATTTCGGCTTGCATGGTAGCCTGATCGGCGGCCCTGCGTTGAGCACGTTGCGCTTGACGCCCTTGCGCAACGGTTGCGCCAGCGGTAGCGACAGCGGCGGCGGCTGCAATAGCTTGGACCATTAAAGCACCTGATAGTGGATAGTTTCAAACGGCTCGTAGCCCAGCTTTGGGAGCATCCGATCGAGGGTTGTACCAGGCTTGGCGTGCCACAGCATCATCTTGACACCTCGCTCTTTGGCGGCCCGCTCAGTCGCCGTGATAAGCCGCATGCCGGTCATGCCGCGCCGGTGTGACTTGCGGACAAAGAGCAAGTCATTCTGGCACATTAGCAAGTCGCCATAGTGCAGGTTAGTGCACACAATGTTAACGCTGTAGCCGACTAGGGTTTCGCCGCCATTGCCATCAGCATCGACATGAGTGTCGACATGAGTGTCAAACATACCGATAGCAAACAAGTTCCCCGCCGCTTCAAGGGTCTGGTAGCGCTCGACATCGGGCTTAAGCAGCATGATATCAGGCACGGTGGCCAACTCGGCATAATGCTCTTCAAGCAGCGGCCAAGCGCGGTCGATCCACTCACTGGCCACAATCTCGCGCGGGATCGCCATCAGACCATATCCAAAGGGTTGTACTCACCACGCGAGCGAGGCCGGGTTAGCTCATCGCGCTGGCGCTCAAAGCGTGTTCTAGCCGCAACGGGTGCGGCGAAGGTCAGGGCCAAGGCGTCGCCAAGGTCAGGCGAGGGAAGCCCGCGGGCTTTAAGGTCATCCTTGCTCTCAAGCACACGCTTGCCTGTCTGGGTAAAAGCGTAGGTCGGTGCGGCGAGATCCTGTTTAAGCGCCACGTCATCAGGAATCGCGCCGCCTAGCTTAATCCATTCGGCCAACCCGCACCACATCTCGGTGCGCTTGTCCTTGTACGCCTCATCGATAGGCCGTCCGCCAAACCAGACTTCGGTAACCTCATACTTAAGCTGACGCAGCCGATCGATCACGCCAGAGCCATTGCCTGCGTCCACGAACACCGCATCGGGCTGCCACTCGGCGATCTTGGCTGCAACACGCGAGGCTAGGTCCATGTTGTCCACGCCACGCAGGACGATAGGCGGAAAAGCCACCATACCCTGACGCGGAAAAATCACACTGCGATCATCACCAAAGCGCGCAGGGTCAACGCCAAGAATGCGAGGTGCCCATTGATATTCCGTGATCGCGTAGTGCCGCTGGGTTGCGGCTTGCACGTCAGACAAGCTAATCAGCTGATCCTCGCCCGCCGCGCTGAAGTCGCACAGATACTCGCGGCTGAATGATGTCTCGCTCATGTCGCGGCGCAAGCGCGCGATCTCGTCGGTATCAAGGGCGTCGGTGTCATAGACCGTGTAAAGCGCCGAAGCCCAATCCGGCAGGGTCTTAGCGCGAAAAAACAATTCGCTGAACAAGTTCACGCCAGACGGCGTGCCAATGAACAGCGCCCAACCTTTGCGGTCTGACAGCGCCGGCTGAATAATGTCCTGCCA